GGTGATGCGCGCCGACAGCGAATCCCGCGGTAGAACGCTTCAGGTAAAGCGATTAAACGGGGTTTTGAGCGCTAATGAGTGGCGCGCGCTGGACAATTTGGACGAAATTCCCCACGGAGATGATTTTTGGATGCCTTCGAATATGCAAATCGTCGGCAAGGAACCGGACGAAGATATGATAGGAGCGCCGCTGCATACAAATGGAAATGGTAATGGAAAAACATCCGACGCCTAAACGCACCTGCGGCACCTGTACCGCATGCTGCAAAATTATGGGCATCGACGAACTCAAGAAACCGCCCTCGGTCTGGTGTCCGCACTGCGAAATCGCCAAAGGCTGCAAAATCTACGACGACAGGCCGCAGAGTTGCCGATCGTTCCGCTGTCTCTGGCTAAACGACACCCGGCTACCGGATGAGATGCGCCCGGACAAAACCAAGGTCGTTTTTCACGTCGAGAAGGAGAAGGAGCGGCTCAAGGTCAATGTCGATCCCGATAGACCCGACGCATGGAAAAAAGGGCTTGTCTGGCAATATATTTCCGTTGCGAGACGCTGCGGTGTCGATGTTTTGATAGTCGTCGGGCTGAAAAAGTATCTTCGCACCGCGTATGAGCGGGAAGAGATTGGAGCGGACACATGTTAGAAGTGCTCTACATAGGAATCATGGCAATTTGCTGCATCGTTATTCTCGTTTTCACGTACTTAAGGGTTCGCGCCAACAACAAATCCATCAAAGAGGGGCAAAATACCGAGTGATCGTCAAAAGCGCCGACTTAGAAAGGGCACTACGCGAACGCGAAATCGGTTGCGCGCTAGTTGTGCGTGGAGATGAGGAGGAAATCAAACCCTTTGACCTATGGACATTCTTATCGAGAACGGGCGCAAACACGGTATCGTGCGTGGATGGATAGTATTGCCGAATCGATGCGGAGAAATTAGATGTTTATGAAAAAACTACTTAGCGTCAAGGAACTCTGCGATACCATCGGCGTATCCCGTTCGACGATTTACGATTGGAAAAAGAGCGGCAAGTTGCCGGAGCCCATAAAAGTGTGGGGATCGCCTCGTTATGATTGGGAAGATGTCGAAAAAGCCCTCGGTGAGCCTCGAAAGCAAAAGAAATAGTCCGGTTATGTCCGATTCGGTACAGTCCCGCCATTTTTGATCTTGTTTTAATTCCTCTTCTCCTAGCATAATTCATTTGCGTTAAAAAACTTTTCCGCTTCCACGCGCGCACGTGTTGAGGCGGGTGATTCAATAATGCCGTTCCGGTTACCGGCTGGAGCGGCATTTTTTTATGTTAGAACGACGAACTTTCCAGCTTGATGAGATCCGCGCCGAAGGCGACGACGGAAAAACCCTCCGCATCAGCGGGCATGCTGCCGTTTTCAACAAAAAATCAGAAGTAATTTTCGGTTTTCGCGAGATCGTTCTCCCGGGTGCGTTCCGGAAAACAATTCAAGACGCAGATATCCGGGCGTTGTGGAATCACGATCCTAATTTCGTTTTGGGGCGGAATAAATCCGGCACTTTGCGCCTGAAAGAGGACGATAGGGGTTTAAAAACCGATATCGACCTGCCCGACACCCAATTCGCCCGCGATTTGCACCATTCAATCAAGCGCGGCGATGTCGATCAGATGAGTTTTGGGTTTCGGACCATCACTGACAAGTGGCGAACGGAAAATAGTGAAGCGGTGCGGGAATTAGTCGAGGTCGAACTGTTCGATGTGTCTCCGGTGACATTTCCTGCGTATCCGCAGACCGATATCAACGCCCGTGCCGAGGTTCGCTCCTACTACGAGCAGAAAATCAAAGAGATAGCCGTTAGCGACGACCCGGACGCTGCCGCTGTTGAATTTCTGGCGCGCATGAAAGAACACAGCGACTTTCTCGCACGGCGCGCAACTATTCCAGACCCGCTCTCATTACCCGAAATTCTCCGCAACGCTCGCAAAAAGGCAATTTAACTGGAGGGCCAAAATGGCTTACGACGTAAACGAACTGAAACAAAAACGCGCCACTATCGTGCATGAGCTGCGCGAACTTCACGAAGGGGTTATCGAGCGCGGGCACCAAACGGCCGAGGAAAAAGAAAAATACGAGGCGATGGAAAAGGATTGCCGCTCCCTTGAACAAATCATCGAGCGCGAGGAGACGATTCAAGAGGAAGAGCGCAAGCTGGCTGCTAAAGAAGTCCGCGGCGAACAGCGACCGGCCGATAAGTGGGACGGTATCGTTTACCAGATGAGCGGTCAACGGCAACTTGACGCAAAAGAGATTGAGCGCCGCAAGGTGATGGCCGTACAGGGCTGGTTGATGATGCAGAAGCCCGATCTGCACGACAAGATCACAGACGAACATCGGACCGCGGCAAAGTACTTCAGGTTTGAGCTCGGCCAAAAAGAAATTACTCTGCCGATCGCCAAGGACTATCGCGCGATCCAAAATAAGTTTTACGCCGAAACGCGTGCCGGCCTGAATCTTACAGCCGGCGAAGGCGGATACACGGTTGCGGAAGATTTTTCCGGAGCGCTCGAACGGTCACTGCTAGCTTTCGGCGGAATGCGCCAGGTATCCACCGTTCGACGAACAACGACCGGGGCTGATCTTCCTTGGCCGACGATGAATGACACCTCGAACAAGGGCGTCATCCTGAACGAAGCTACCTCAATAGGCGCTTCGGTCGATCCGACGTTTGGTGTCGTGACCTTCAAGGCATTCAAGTATTCTAGCAAGCCGATTCTTATCAGCTCCGAACTCCTGCAAGATTCCGCTTTCGATCTGGCCGCAGAAATTGGATCAGCGCTCGGTACTCGTATCGGGCGCATCCAAAACGATCATTTCACGACCGGAGCAGGAACCACGCTCCCGAAGGGCGTCGTAGTATCCAGCGGCGAGGGCCAAGTCGGTGCGGGCTATGCGGTAACCGCAGATGAGCTCATGGGTCTACTGCACTCCGTTGACCCTGCCTATCGGACAAACGCCAGATTTATGATGCACGATTCCGTCTTGGCAAAAGTCCGATTGCTGAAATTCTCAATCGGCGCAGATCAAATAGGTTATGTCTGGCAGGGCAGCTTTCAGAATGGCTTGCCTGACAGAATCCTCGGCTATCCTTACTCGATCAACCAGTCCATGACCAACGTTCTCACGGTTGGCGAAAAAGCTATTTTGTTTGGTGATTTTTCCAAGTACGTCATCCGCGATGTTGCCGATGTCCGGTTGCTCCGACTCGACGAGCGCTATGCAGATTTGGATCAAGTCGGGTTCGTGGCGTTCCTCCGCTCCGACGGGCAGTTGCTTGATGCTGGAACTGATCCCATCAAACATTTCGTGACGAAAAAAACATGATGTTTTTCAGGATGTTATACCAGAATAGTTAAATATGAGCACTCTGTTAGCACTGCCAGATCTTCCGCTGTCAACGGAAAGACTGTGTCCGAAATGCAGACGGGTCTTTCCGTTGACAGGGTTTTTCAAAAACAAAGGAAAGCCTCTTGGTTTGTCTTCGTGGTGTAAAAAATGTTGTCAAGCGGCTGTTTTGAAATATGCGAAGACACCAAAAGGTCTTCGTGTACGAAACAAAACCAACGCGAATAATCGACGCAAGCCGTTCGGGCGTGCGTTGGCAATGTGGCATGGGGCACGAACGAGAGCCCAGAAAAACGGGCTGGAATTTACGCTCACAGTAGAATGGGCGCGAGAAAGAGTATTGCACGGGCGCTGCGAGTTAAGCGGCATCCCGTTTGACTTTTCTGAGATCGGGAAAAAGTCCAACGCGAAGCCATACTCTCCATCGATCGACAAAATTAACGCGCATCGTGGATACACGCCGGATAATTGCCGAGTGATTTGCTGGGCGCTGAATTCTGCCTTCGGTCATTGGGGCGAGGAAGAATTTGTGAAGATTTTCAACACTTATCTCAAGCATAAAGAGGCGAACCAATGATTGAACCACTTTCGCAGATTATCGCAGTCGTGCCGGCAATCGTGCCATCGGCCGGTGTTGCCGGGGTGACCGCAGTGAATGGCGCTGGTTTAGATTTAGGTATTTACGGCGCCGATCGCGTGCTGATGGTCGTTACTTTCGGAGTAATAACCGGGCTTGCGGTCACTTCGATCAAGGCGCAGTACGATTCGGTTCTGGCGTTTAGTGGGACGCCTACCGATATCATTGGGACGGCTCAAACCGTAGCCGACGACAGTGACGACAAGACTTATCTGCTCGACCTTATCAATCCGCCGACCCAATACGTGCGCCTCGTGGTCTCGCGCGCTACGCAGAACGCCGTCATCTCTTCTGCTTTTTATTTGGTTTACTCGGTGCGCGCGCGACCAGTAGTGCAACCTGCAGGAATAGCTGGGTTAGAGATTCACCGCGACAAGATAGCCGGTACGGCATAAGGAAGGGCCTCATGCGAGTAAAAATTACCGCTCATTTTGGCAACTATGCCCACGC